CGGCTTGAAAATATGTTTTTCCCGTCCTGTTTCTTTTGTCCGACAAATATAAACCTTTTGAAAAATCTTTGTTGGCCAAATACTTTTTTGTTTTCGGTAAAACAAGTTTTTGCCAATCGTTTATCGGCTTTATATTCTCTAATCTTACTCCGGAATACATACTCCCAAAATAATATTTTTGGCAATTTGTTATATTTAATTCAAATCTTTCCTTGTCCATTTATAAACCTCTTAAATCTTCTAAATCTCGAACTATAATATACGGAATATTATTTCTTTCGCACATTTCTTGATATGCTTTCTGCTCTTTGCTTTGCTTACCGTTTTCGCTCTTTAACTCCAAACAATAAACTTTACCGTTCTTCATCGCAATCATATCTGGTTGCCCTTTTATATATCCCATTTTCTTGTGATGCACGATATACGGATATCTTAAAGTTCCCTGTGCAAATTTCAATCCGTCCATAATATCACAATCTATAACAATGAATTTTCTTAATTTTAAATAACTTGCAACATTAAATTGCAAATTGTGTTCTTCTGATTTATTTTTTCTTTTTCTATCGTGATAATACATTTTTTTCTTATGCTCCTTACATTGGAACCCAATGATTCGGTAAAGGTTCTTCTTCTATTACAATATCGAAGTAATCCCCTTCATAACCAACATATTGTTTTACATTTTCGATATTTAGTTTTCTTAATGTAGTAAAAGGTATCATTTTGTCGCCAACAAAAATTAAAAGGAGATATGTTTCTTTTTTATCAAATTCAAACAAAAAATCAGTGTCGTATTTAACAAATTCTTTTTGTATATTCTCTCCTTTAACCGTTGCTGTTTGTATTAATACTGCTTTTTTTTGATTATGTAATTTCTTATAATTTCTATTAAATCTTATTTCTTTCATTTTGTTCCTACTGTGCCTCCTCAATTTTCTTTTTTATTTCTTCGTAGGTTTCATCTGCATCTACAAAACCAAATCTTTGATTTTTAATAAGTATTGATGTTCTGTGTTTTTTATTTTCTTGGTCGTATATTTCAAAAAAACAAGAAATATCGTTTATATTTATGCAAATTGTTGAAGCTCTTTGTCTTGATTTGCTTTCTACTACTTCAATAAACCCTTTCATTTTCATTCTTCTCCTATTTATTAATTGCATCAATTAATCTTTTATAACTTCCTGCATTTTTATACACTTTTTGTGTTTTTGCCATAGCTTCTTCTTTTTCTTTGTTTAACCACCTAATTTCACAATCTATCTTGCTTTTTTCTTGTTTACAATATTGTTCAAATGTTTTGATGTTGTTTACTTGTTTTTGATACCACACAATATTACTTTTAACATCATCTTTCAAAATAGCTAATTGCTTTCTTGCTTCATTAAGCACACCAAATACAAGTTCATCTTGATTATTTTTGTTTTTAGCACAAATTTCATTAAACTCAGATATGATCTTTGCAACTTTTTTTTCATCTTCTAACGATTCTTGCAAAAGTTCAATATTAGCTTCTTTTTCTTTTTGGTATCTTTCCTTTAATTTTTCTTCGGATAACATAACCGGATATTTAGGATTTAATTTTTCTTGATATCTTCTTTCTCTCTGATCATCTTCTTTTTGTAAATGTTGTAAAATTTCCTGTTCTGTCAACTCCCTACTTTCATCTCTTAAACTAATACATATACAGAATAATCTAACAACATCTTCCAACAACCATTTTTTTACATCATAATTTTTATCTTTTAATCTTTCCAATAGAACTGTAGTCATTTTTTCACCCCCAAAAATTCAACGATTTTTTTAGCTACTATAAGTTGTGTTTCTTGAATATTTTTGATCACTTCTTTTGGTTGGTTATTTTTAAATTCTTTCGGCCAATGATTCCATATAGCTTGTGCTACTTTTTTTATAAATTGTTTTTTTGTATCTCCATGCTTACCGCATTTATTGCATTTAAAAGGCATACACTCACCTTTTTTATGCGGTATCATATACTTGATAGGACAATTATCATAATTTACTTCAACTATTACATATCTTTTTTCCATAATTAACCCCTTATTTATTTAATATAAAAGCAATTACAACGATCACAACCGTTGCACAAATAACTACTACTGAACCGAAAATTGCTTCACCTATTCCCATAATTATTCACCTCCGAAATCATATTCCGTTGATTTATTTTTACCGCCGATTATTTTCCCGCCATGACTATCCTGTGCCCTTGCCATCCAATTTTGCAAGAATCTTGCTTTATCTACTTTCCGCCTTTTAGGATTGGCTACTTCCCAAGCATGAGCCGCTTTTACTTCCGCAATGATATTGATTCCCGGAAAAGCATTTTTCCAAGCTTCAATCAATTCTGGCCAAAGTTTTAAAAGTTTTTCATTATTTTCATAAAGATTTAAACCTTTCAATTCTTCCGGAACAATAACCGCTTCAATCATTTCTTCTTCATCCGGAGTGGTTTTGGGCTCTGTAGCAACTTGTTGCTCAGAGCTAATATCTTTTTTATTATTAATAACATTAACATCTTCATTTACATTTACATTATCATTTACATTAACAGCGATTTTTGCGATAACTGATTTTTCTTGTTTTTTGTTTGCGATACCGTTTGTCGCAAATGTCGCATTTGCGATTTTTGCGATTTCTTGTTTTTCTGTTTGTCGCATTTGCGATTTTTGCGATACTCCCCACCGCTTTTCGTTGCCTTTTTTACCTGCTTCAGCCCTTTTTTCTTTTGTTTCTTCCCATTTACTTTTATTTTTATCAAGTTGTAATCTTATAAACTTAAAAGCTATTTGAGTAATAGCATCAAGTTCTATGATTTTATCTTCCAACTGATAAATATAAATAGCTCTGTGTAATTTACCTATTTGTTCATCAGTTAAATCTTTAATAACATCGTAAAAATCTGTGTAAAGGATAAAACTGTTTTTCATTTAATTTAAGCCCCCAATTTTAAAAATATATCACTGTTTAACATCTGCAATAATTGATTTTTTATGCTACTTTCTCTGTTTCTTCGAATTTTATTTCTCCATCTCATTTCGGAATTAAAAAGATAATATGATGGTGTGTAGTATGTATCCCAACATTTTTGTGCAAGTGTGTCCATGTGTTGAAATAATCCGGAATAACCTAACATCGCACATTGAACATAACTCATGTGAACACAAGCTAAATCAATATCTTGGCCTATAAAGATAATATTCCGCTGAATTTTGGCTCTTTTTGCTTCATCAATTAAAAGTTTATTCACATTGTAAATAGCCCCTAAAAACAAATTTCCAGCCCCACAAGTCGGATCTCCGATTGTAACAACATCATCAGATTCGGCAACCTTTTTTAATTCTTCATCCGAAATTGAAATGTTGGCCATTAATTCCGATACATGAAACGGTGTGAAAAATTGACCTGCATTTTTATTATTTACTTGCAAGTTTTCGTAGATTCCGCCTAAAAAATCCGTTACTTTTTTCTGTAAACCGTTTATTAAATGACCGTAGTTTTGAATCATTAAATCAATATGCTCTTTTTTATATTTCTTAACGATTTTCAAATATTCATTTTCTCTTTGTTGCCATTTTTCTTTGTTCGGCTCAACTGAATTTGCAATTGCATAAGCCATCATTGAAACATTATCAGTAAATATTTCTCTTTGATATCTGCCTGTTATTCCGGATATATTTATAATGTTTTTTTGAAATTCTTTCTGCTCTTCCAAAGACATCATAAGCAATCCCTCCACATATCCGAATTTAAAAAGTTTGTTTTTGCGGAACATCCATTTAAATTGATAAAAGTTTGGTATTTGTTTATTTCTCTTTTAACTATCAATTCATAAAGATATTGCCCTGCAAATGTAGCCATAGCCCTGTTTATCATTAAAGTTTGTTCTTCTCTTATAGCAGCATCTGCACAACTTACTTTTATTTCTTTTTCTTTTTGTATTAGCTCTTTCATCTGGACGGAAGGATAAGGAATCTCTTTACATAAATTCAACCTGTAATCCTTTTCTTCTTGAGTAAAAGAATTACCTAAAAGAATCTGGCCACCATTGTTATAATTTCCGCAATCAAGCCAAAATTTATAATCGCCATACTCGTTTTTTAAGCACTTGTGTATTTCTTTTCTTGCTTTGTTATTATCTACAGCACCAACAACAATAAATATTTCCGCTTCACTTTTGCATAACCCTGTTTTTTGTAAAGGCATCGGACTTGATGCAATTTTAAGTCCGTAAGCCAAGTTGTATCTTAAAGCCAATACTTCTGCTTTATTTCTGCCGATTTCAGAATAAACAAAGTTTTGCCTACCGACATTTTTTTCTTCTACAAAATCAAAATCTACAAAGGTTATATCCATGTAAAATTCTTTTTGTTGCTGGTGATATGCAATTCTTGCAAGATCTTGTGCAATAAAGCTACCTGTTCCGCCGCATCCAATCAGAATAATTTGTATTCTTGATACACTCGGCAATATCATTGTTAAAGGTTTATTCATCAATTTCCTCCGCTATATCAAGATAATGTAAATTTTTATAATAACCATAAACCGAAAGCCTTACAACAAAATCAGCGATTTTGCCGTCAATTACTGAAAACACACCGTATAACCTAAAACCTTTTTCGTCTCTATCATCAATATCACTAAAAAAAGCCGGCATTTCCGGATGTGTATGAACTTCTAAAATTACATTGTTCATTCCGCTTTTATAACTGACTGATGTAGCACCGCCTTTTTGCTCCGGAGAAAAAACAGAATATTCTCCGTTTTCATAAAGAACTTGTAAAAAGCGTTCTTTTCCTTTTTCCGTATCATTTTCAATTGATTCAACAACCGTTTTAGAAGTTTCAAAAGGTATTTTTCCTTTTTTCATCACAAAATATTCTTCACATTCAAATAAGTTCCTTATATTACAATCAGAAATCTGAAAACAAACTTTGAAAAACTGATTCTCCGCCCTTATAAAAACACCATTATTCGCAACGATATATTCATATCCAACAAAACTGTTTATAGGTTGTTTTAATTTATCGGCGGAATCTAAAACAACTATGTTTCTTAATTGCTCTTTTAAGCCCATTTTTTGTTTTCCTCCGTTAAATCTGATAATTTAACATTTGCTTTAAGCAACATTTTTTTAGGAAAAATCTTTTTCCCGGACAAAGAAAACAAAACATCTATTAAATCTTTGTCGCCTTTGATTCTGTTTTCTTGTAAATCTTCATTAAATCCGGAAGTCCAAAAGGTTTCATAATTTTGGTTTATGCTCTTTGGAGTGCATTTTGTAAATTTCGCATTACCATGACAAATTATTCCGGTATTATAAACATTTGGTAACGGTATTTGATATAGAATGCTCGTTTTAATATCTATTGCAAATATTTTATATTCCGTCCCTTTACCGCAAAAAATATGATCCGGAATAGGTATTGTAATTTCTTTGTCATTTAACACAATTTTTCTTTTTCCACCTGCCCGCAAAATAATAATTTTTTCTATGTTATTTTTACTTGAATAAAAAATTGTATTTGTCGGCAATATTCCTGTTGAAAATTCTACTCCGGAAAAAAGCCGCTCAATATCATCTGCAGATACTTCATATTGACATTTCCTATCGTCGCCAAACTGTGTTAAAAATATAGATTCTTCAAAAAAATCTAATCTACAAAGAAGTTTCTGTTTTTTTATTGTTGCTAATGTTTTTTTTATTTCGTTCATTTATACCTCGAGATTACTTCTTCGAAAAGGAATTGATAAAATCTTTTACTTAATTTCTTATTTGTTGTTAGGTCGTTTATAAATTGATCATGCTTTTTCTCTTTCTCTTTGTATTCCTTATATATATTTATTACGGAAGGTAATTCTTCCCATCCGGAATAACATTGGTCTAATTCTTCCGGACACATATCTATTAAACCGAATCCCGTATCTCTTACAATTCGCTGAAACAAGTAAAAAAATTTTTCTGTAAAATCATCTTTCTTATATTGTTCGTTATTGTAATCATAACTAAAATATTTATACACCTTGCTTAAATCGACTTCATCTTCTCTTAATTTAATAATCTTTTTTTTAACAGTCTTACTTGTTATCTTATCTATATATTCGTTAAATTTTTGAGCATCATAATTTTCTGCTTCGTTTAATACAAATTCATCTGACATAAACAATATTGCCATAACTCTTTCATGTTCGCACATGCCTTGTAAATCATCAATACAGATATAAGCATCGTATTGACCGTAATAACCTAATAACCGATACGGAACATAAGAAAACATATCATCTATTGTTTCCCATGATTCATCATATAAATCAAAAAATATAGGAGCTAAATCATTGTCGGCCAATATTTTTTTTAGAAGCTGCATAAAAGAAAGATAATCAAAATTTATTAAATGCTTTATCAATTTTTTTGAATGTAGTTTTATTTCTTCCACATCGATTAATCCTTTCATCAATTCAAATACATGTATTCTAAAATTGATAATTCTCTCGTAATCGTTATATTTGCATAATCTTGATAAAGCCGTAAAATAAGACATTAAATTCCCTCTGTAAAAGTTGGTTTTGATTCTATAAAAATAAACCCCTGCAAGAATTTTTTGTTTTGCTCTTGCTTGTTAATACAATCTTTTTCTAATTTATCTAATTCGCTTATTTGTTTGTCTAAATCAAAGCTCCCGCCTAAAAGATGTATAAGAATATTTTTGCCTAAAAACTCACATTCTTTAAGAGTGCAAAGTTTTTTTGCAATTTCTTTAGGTGTTGCTCCCTTTGTTCCTGCAACCTTTGTAAAGGTTATTTTTCTTACACCGTCTTTTATTTCTTCTTTGGTGTCGCTGTTTGCTATCTCTGGAAATGTAGCACTTAACAAAGTTTGTACATCTTCAATTTCAAGTCCTTCTCCGTCATATTCTTTACCGTCATAAATATAAATTGTTTTTGTATATTGTTCTTTGGCCATAATTATTATTCCTCCTCCATCATATCCATTAAATCTGCATCGTCTTCCGGAACTTCTTCCGTTGGTTGTGTCTGTTCTTTCGATACTTCAAACAAATCCTGTTTAGGTTCTTCCTTAACTTCTGCTTTTACTATTTTTTCTTCTTTTTTCTCTTCCTTTGGAGTTTCTACTTTCGGATTCACTTTCCTTGTTTTTACCGTTAATTTTACGGGGCTTGCTTTTACTTCTTTCTTTTCAAACTCTTTAAGCTCTTCCGGATAAGATGTAATAATTTCTTCTATTGCCTGTTTATAATCTTCATCAATTTTTAAACTTTTAAACTTAACAAGTTCTTCATCTTCTTGCGATACCGCTAAATGAACTTCTTTTGCTTCTTGCTTTATTATTATTACTACTTTGTAATTTGGCATAATTATTTAACCTCCTTATCTGTCTGAGATGTGCTTTCTATCATCTGTTGCTGTTCTTCATCCGTATGTTGTTCTTCGTCTTTTTCAATGACATTTTCTATTTTATTTATTGTTTCCCTGTCGAATAAGTTTTGTTGAGCACGGTGCCCTTTTACAAATAAACAAGCTTCTTCTACTAATTTCGAAATAATGTCTTGGCTCTTTTTTGATAATCCCAAATCTCTTTTGGCTGTTGCTTTTTTGTCTTCAATCAATTTGTCCGGAGTTTCGATTTTAACAGTATCTACTCCTGATTGATTTTTGTTTACAAAGTATCCTCTTATTAAACAATACCTGCTCCCTGTGTCATTTTCCGTAAATTTTATACTTCTTACACCGATTGAATTTGCCAAAGAATTTTTTTGTATTATTTCAAGTAAAACATCTTTAAGCTCTGCAAAAGATTTGTAAAATTCCGGTGTAGCTCTTTCGCCGCTTTCTACATGTAATTTGTCTTGACCTTTGTCATAATTGATTTTAATTTTCCCATTATTACTGATTTCGATATAATTTATATTCATTTGTCTAACTCCTGTATTTTTTTAATAAATTCTTCACTATTTTGTTTGTATTCAAAAACTCTTACCCATTTATACACAATGTTTTTGTCTCCTTTTTTTGATGTTTGTGTCCAAACAAAAATACCCTGCATATTAATACCTACTCTCCCTTTCTGCAACAAAGATCCAAAAGGATGCTCTGTTCTTCTATACCCACGATCAAAAGCAAAATTAAATACTTTTAAAAAATCTTTTTCCCTTGCATTTAAATCTTTTTCTGTGAGCAAATCTTCTTCTTTTTTAGCCATTTACTACCTCCCAATTTTCGCAATTATCTATACAACATATTCCTGCCGTAGGATAGAATTTATCCGGATACGAAAAAGTTCCGTTCTCTATATATTTAATATCTATGTAAAACATTGCTTCTTTCAGCGGTTTTTTGCATTTTCCGTATCCGCTTATAGTATTTCCTATCCTTTCAAAAAATCTGCAATTATAACATCCTTTATAACTGTTTACTTTTACATCAATAGAGGCTTTTTTGCTCATTGGCCAAAACCTCTAATCGCTTTTTTAAACTGTTTATAAGTTCTTTTATCGCATCGATTTTCATTTGAATTAATTTGTAATAATAATAATCTTGACTACTCTTCATTAGCATTTCACTATCTTTAATTGTTTTACCTTCGCTTCTCCAATCTAAGAACCTATCTGTCGCACATTGCTTGAACTGGATGCAACAGACAGACAAAGAACTTATCAAAGAAGCTAATTTTACAAGAGTCTTAGAAATGTCATCCGGGATATCAAGAATATTATCGATATTCTTTTCTATTTCATCTAAAATTGATATTAATTCTTCTGCCTGTTTTGTATCCATAATGTTAATTCCTTACAGCCAAAGATCTTTCTGATTTAAACTCAATACCCGGAATTCGAATCGTTCCTTTAGTAGCAGTAGCTAAAGCATTAAGTTCCTTATTTGAAAACTCTATAAGATTTTCAAATTGTCCTGTTGCCGCAATATGTTTTATTAAAGCCATTTTATCCGTAACAACTGCTTTCCATCTTTTAACTTCTGCTACTCCGGACAATTTCGGCTCTTCCGGAGTAACAACGGTCGCTACTTCTACGGTTGTTGCTGCTACGGTTTTCTGTATTTCAAGATTTTCAACTGTTTCGGAATCGCCTAACATCTCAGCTTCTTCTTGCTCTTTTTGTATCCTTGCGAGCTCTTCTTCCTGCCTTTTTTTTGCTTCTTCAGCAATTTTCCTTTGTTCTTCTTCCGCTTTTCTTCTTTCCATTTCTCTAAATTCTAAAATCGTCTTTTGCATTGCATTTTCAGCTTCTGAAAGTTTGTTTTCCGCAGGTCTAAAAAAATCCATAATTCCTTTTTTAGCTGCATCTAACGGTCTCGTTAAAGATTTTCTTACTTCGTCAATTTTTTTCTTTTTTTGTTTTATTGTTTTCAAAATGTTTGCAGATATTTCTAAATCTGCCGGAGAAACAATTTTAAAATCTAAAGCCTCTTTTAGTATCAAGTCTGTAGATGCCGATACCTCTTTTGCTTCCTGTGAAATTTCTATGTTTATTTCTGACATAGCTTATTGCTCCTTTTTGATTAATTTGTGTATTTTTTTCCATTTCCATACATTTACCACCGATAAAAAATAAGCCATATCGGTTTTACTATCACAAAGAACAGCACGATAACTATTTTCTTTGAGTTGTACTGCCATTCTTGTAATGTTTGGTTTGTCTATGCCGATTGCATATCCGGCTGTCTGTAGATTTACTACCGGAGAAATACTTGATGTTGTTTTGATATCAATAAGTATTTCTTTTTTAAGAACTTTAGAATACACAATTCTATCTATGGTTCCACAATAGTCGTATTTATCACAATAAAACTGCTGCTCTATTGCAATATTCTCAATTTGATATGTATGAACAAAATCTTGCCAAGCCTTCAAATATGGTATAATCGGTATACTAACAGAACTAAAGTCAAGATTTCTCTTGTCATAAAGTTCTGTGGTTTTGTGAACGGCAGTGCCGAAATTTGAAGATCTGTCCAGAATCTCTTTCGGCACCGCTGAATAATCCATCAAACCAAGTTCTTGCAACATCTGTGTTACAGATGGTTTAACTATTCCTTTTTTGCGGTATATATGATTTGTTTCGTCAAAAACTAAATCATTACTATTCACTTACAACCTCCGTTATGTTTTTAGCAAGATAATTTCTTAAACCGTTCGAAAAGATTTTTACTTCCACATCAAATTTATATTCAACACCTTTATTTAATTCTTTCTTACCCCAAACATTGATTGTTACTGTTTTAGGGCTTACTCCTTCGTAAGAATCGATAACCGTTATTTGTGTAAATTCTTTGTTAGTTTTTGTTTTTTTAACGACAAAATCCTTAACAAACCCTTTAACTGCTATCTTTGCTCCGTCATCCGCTGTTGTAAGTCGTGAAACAGGCTCCGCCTTAACTTCTTCTTTTGCTTTTTCAGAAGTTTCTCCTACTACTTCAGCATCAACTACTTCGGCTTTAGGTTCTTCTTTTTTAGGAGCTTCTTCTACTTTTGCTTTTGGCATTTCTACATCTGGCTTTCCCGGAATAATACCTGTAACAGAATCTATTCTTTCTGCCTCATCTTCATCATATATTCCGGCAAATCCGAAAGCCATTCTTGCACACTGAATATAAGATTTGTGCCTTAACATTCTGTATGGCCATTTTTTCCATGTATCCGTATCTCTTTTACATTCATCAAGATATTCTGTTACACTCGTAGGCATTCTTTTGTTTTTAACATAGAATTTAGTTGTTATTGCAATAAGTTTGCCACCGTCTCTGATGTCCTCAAACTCTACACCATCATAGTCCGGATGCGTGGTTACCAACTTAACCCAGCCATCAATACTTACAATAGGAACTACTCCGCCTCCTCTTCCTTGAAAAGAATAAATCTGTTTTAAGATAGGATTTAACTTGTATGTAGCAGCAACTATAACACAAGCCTTAAATTCTTCATCTGTAGAACAGTTTTTAAAAGCGGTTTTCTTCAACACTTCAGCCAATTCTTTTGCATCCGTTTTTAAATAAGTGGCTAACTCATTTATCGGATTTACTACAGCTAATTCTTTTGACATTTTTTTACTTCCTCCTTTTTTATATTGTTTCTTCTAAACAATCCCAACAATAAGTCTTTCCGCCTCTTTCATATTCTCGCAAGCAGAAATGACAAACATCTAATTTCAGAACTTTGAGATAAATGTATTTTCTAAATGAATAAGTTTTATTTGATATCTTCCAATTGCTCGTTAATAACTTCTGCAATATTCTGTAGATAAACCACTTAATTTTGGAAAACATTTACACCCCCTAAAAAAGTATCTGCATACTCTTGTTCACTCATGTTCTCCGTATACTCCCACATCGCTAAAAAATACATTTCCGATTTAACAGCTTCTTCCGTATAAAACTTATTTATTTGTTCTTGTTCCGTAAGTTCTGTTACTATTATTTCTTGTGCAAAACTTTTACCTACAGCAAAACCTAAGGCAAATATCACAATAAAAATCACAAAAATCCAAAACAAAAAAAAGATTATATCTTTCGTTCTGTTACTCATTTTCATTTTTTTCTCCTATATCAAACCTACAAAACAAAATAAAAAATATGTAATCACTATAAACCACCACCATTTATTCATACTGTTGCCCCTAAAATCCTATTTATTTGTTTCATTGTTTTTTTTGTCTGTTTTATGTTGTATTTGATGCTTTCATCTTCACAAGATGCTACCCACTGTTCGAACTCATCTTCCGGAAACCGCATTTGCACACCGATTTTTTTATGCTTACAGAATTTCTTTTTTGCTATTAACCCCCTTACAGTTCTTTCGCTAACTTGCAGGATATCTGCACATTGTTTAACTGTCAGCATTCGAACCATTTTATTTTTCCTCCTCTTCTATTGATTGAATATACTTAGCACTGGCCATGATGCTTGAGTATATTGCTTTTTTTATTTGTTTAAACTCTTCTTTAGTGATTTTCTTATCGATATTTGCATCTATTATTGTTTTAGTTGCATCAATCCTTGTTTGAACAATTTTCATGTAGTCAATATTTTTGTTTCTTTCTTCATCATTGATAGGAATAAACACTCCACCGCATAAAGAACATAAATTTTGGATAATAATGTTGCATCCGGAAACCCTTGTGATCATTGGAATCAAATCTGCAGGAAGTCTTGAGCCGGAACTTTCTGGATCTTCAGCATATCTATATATCTGTGACTTGCTTAAATTAATAATATTTGCCAACTTCTTAGGAGTAATAAACTTGAATAATTCCGCAACACTTTCATATATTTTCATTTGTTTGCATACCTCATGAGAAAAAAAATTATTGCTTTCGCATTTGTGCTTTGAGTAAAATAAAAAAAGACGGTTATAAAATAACCGCTATATTGAGTTAGATATTTGAAAATTAGTATAATTTTATTGATTGTGAGTGAAGCAGGGCAATTGATCAAAGAGCTGTTTTCGCGGACAGAAACTCTGTTCGTTTGCCCTGCTTTCAAAAAGGCTACTAATATATTGTGTATTCTTGGCCTTTGTTGTAATAAGTTAAAATTTTTCATTTTCCTGTCCGCGATTTTATTAAGTCTTAATTAAGACTTATTTAAGTCTAATTTAATTTTAGTTTTTTTAAATTTTTTTGTCAAGTGTTTTTTTGTAGTCTATAAAAGGAGCCAAAATGAATAAAGATTTAGAAAAAGTTTTAAAAGAGTTAAACAACGGAAAAATTTATGGAAGTCAAAAAAAACTTGCGGATAAATTAAAAGTTACAGAGGTTGCTGTTAGTCAATGGTTATCCGGAAAGGCAATACCTTCTTTTGACAATATAAAAAAAATGTCAAAAATTTTTAACAAAAGCGAAAAAGAGATACAAAAAATTTTTGATTTCTCGAACTCCAATACCATTATAGGCGATAATAACACTATGATATTTAATGAAAATAAACAATTAAAAGAAAAAATTAAGTTGTTAGAAGAAAGAAATAAATTCCTTGAAGAACAAATTTCGTTTTATAAGGAAAAATCTAAAAAATAAGGAGAAGAAAAAAATGTCTTTAATAGTTTGTAAAGAATGCAAAAAAGAATATTCAAGTTCGGCAGACTGTTGCCCTAATTGTGGATATAAACCACTAAAAAACAGAAATGTAGGTTGTTTAGGTGCAATAATAGCAATAATAGTTTGTTTCTTCTTTGTATACTCTTGTATAAACAAACTATCTGATTCTCCAAAAACTAAAACATCTTACGACCATCAAAAAAATATATACTTGAACGAAAATTTTAATTTAAATGATATTGTTTTTCATGATTTAGTAATAAAAATAAAAGATGTAAAAACAGTAAAAAAAATTGGCAAATATTCTGCTAACAATACTTATTTTAAAGTATATTTAGAAGCAACAAATATATCCGATAGCGATTCAAATTTATTTGGTGAAGGTGTTGGATACATTAATGGCATAAACAATAATAATATTGGATATGAGGTTGGAAATAGTATATTTTTAAAAGATGAAAAACTATCTTCTTTTACGAAGCAAGATAAAAAAGATTTTCTTGTAGCTGGACAAAATGTACCAGCAAACCAAACGGTAAGCGGATTTTTATTATATGATGTAGAGTTTCCAAAAGGATTAAAAACTTCAGATTATAAACTTACAATTTTCATAAACAGAAACAACAATCGGTCTATTTTAAGAGAAATAACTCTTTCAAAAAGAGGGCAGTAATGCCACACATAAAAAAAAGAAATAGAATTTACCATGTATTCTGGTATGAGCAAGGAAAGCATCACTCCAAAGCTATAGGACCGAGCTTAAAGGATGCTGAAACTTGGGCTGCAAATCTTACTTTGCGATTATACAGCAAAAAAAACGGTTTGCCTATAAGATACTACCCTTTCAACGATTTCCTTAAAGAATATGCCGAAGAATACATTAAATTCAAAAGTAAAAGGACACAGGAAAGAGATATAACCACTTTAAAACATTTATTAAGATTATTTAAAGATTTTAAATATGTATCTGAATTTAACGAATTAGCACTAAAACAATATATTTTATATAGAACACAAGAAGGAGCATCAAAAGCAACAATTAACAGAGAATTAGGAACATTGAAAAATATGCAAAAAGTTGCTTTCGAAAAAAAATATCTTGAAGAGAATATATCATTAAAAACAAAATTTTTAGATATAAAAGATAATACAACGACTTATGTTCCGTCAGACAAAGAAATACAGTATATATTTAATAAGATACATGAGCCATTAAAAACAGCTTTCGTTTTAGGTTTAATTTGTGGAATGCGAAGTGGTGAGGTTTGCCATATAGAATTACAGGATATTGATTTTGATAATAATATTATAAATATTAGGCCAAAACCACATCTTGAGTGGGCTCCAAAAAATCAAACATCTATTCGAAATGTACCAATACATCCACAATACAAAGATTATTTACTGAAAAGATATAACTTCGCAAACAAAGTAAAAAGTAATTTGATCTGTTGCTACGATGATGGCCGAGCATTAACAGAAGATGTTATTTCCGCTTTAATTGGTAAATTAAGAAGAAAAGATAGTAAAATAGATAAAAGGTTTCATTTTCATACTTTAAGGCATAAATTTATTACGATATCTGCAAATAGCGGTATTCCGATGATTCAATTAAAAAATATTGTTGGCCATGCAAACACTAAAGTAACTGAAAATATATATTATCATTCAAGTGATCAAAAAAACATTGAAGCAGTTGCAAAAATAGATATGCCTTTGACAATAAAAAACAGGTAAAATTTTGCGATTATTTTGCTAACGACACTAAAAAAATAGTTTCATTTATTTACATAAGTTTGCATTTGTTTGCATAGAGTGTTTATTGACGATAAAAACCGCCTAATGAAAAACATTAGACGGTTTTTTGATTTTATATAGGAAGAGCGGGCAACGGG